CATACCAGTTATACCCCTTGCCAGTGTTCATCTGAGCAATCTGGCTGGCCGAGCTGAGCAAAGTACCAGTCGCGCTGATGTAGCTGGCGGTCTTGGCAGCCTTGCCCCGGGCCTTGGCAGCAGCGCTTTCGGAACGGAAGTTGGCAGCGTTGATGTCGTAGCCTTGGATTTCCTTGTGAGTGTTCTCGGCAATGGCCGCGCTGTCCTCGTAGCCGATCAGGGCGATGTCACCTTCTAGGTTGGCTGCTGAGCCGAAGTTGACATCCAGCCCGGCTGCGGCGCTCTTGACCCGGGCTTCGCCCATGGCCTGCGCCAGCCGCCTGTAATGGTTACGCTGCTCGGTCTCGCCGCGCGAGATGGCATCGCGCACCTTGCGCTCTTCCAGCTCCGCATTGCGGTTGGCGATCTTGCTCTCGTACTTGGCCTGAGCAGCCGCCGCCTGTCCTTGATAGATTTGTCCGCCCGCGACGGCGACAGCTGCGGTGACGGCCAACGCTGTGATGGGATCGCAGATGGTCCTTACTCCTAGCGATGGCGAACAAAAGGCCGCATGGGGTGGCCCCTGATAACATCAACCGCTCCGACCGCATAGCCCAGCCGGGTGAGCCAGCGGATGGCCTTTGTGTTGTCCGCATGCACCCAGTTTTCAAGCATGGGGTAATGTCGATGCATGGCCTCGGTGTAGATCCTGCCGAGCCGCACCAACGTCACCGCGTGGCGCTCGGCCACGTCGGTCATCAGCAGCCAAGCCCGCCCCCTGCCCTCGATGAAGCTGATCGGCGTGGCCCCCATCATGGCTTCCGGCCTGCCGTCGATCATCACGACCCACGCGACACTAGACCCTAACAGGCCAGTGCGCAGGGCGTCCTTGGGCGAGTGCCCCATGATGTGGCACTCCAGCACGTCGATGGCCCGCATCCTCCGGGCTAGGGTGCCTATGTGGCGCGGCTTGGCTGGTACTACCTCGATCATTTCGGAGCGATCCTCGGCTCGATGAAGATACCAGTGAGGTGCGCAGGCAAGGGTTGATCCTGCCGGATGGTGACAGTGTTGCTTGCTCTCCAGCTGCCGCCGGGGGTGATCTCGTAGTCGCGCTGGGCGACATCCGCCAACCCCTCTTCACCGCCGACGCGCTCGACGATGTCTTCCAGCTCGGCCCCGGTAACCCCTGCCTTCAAGCCGCGAGTATCGACAGCTCGCAAAACCACCTTGGCGATATTCTGCTTGTTGACGTGCATGCTCCCTTCGCGGGAGTTGAGCACCAACGGTAGCGTCTCGATCTCACCGTAATAGCGCAAGCCCACGGTGGCGATGGTGGCTTCGTACTCATTGGGCAGCGAGATCTTGCCGTTTTCGACCAGCAGGTCGTGCGCCACGAACCCGTCGTAATAGGCCGACACGGTAGCGCCCTCCAAGTGCCACAGGCCGCTGATCTCGTTGCGCGGAGGGTTGTAGGCCTGCGTCACCGCGCAGTCGAGATGAACGGCCACCGCTATGTCGTCGACATGCGGCAGCGCCAAGCGCTCGTGGAACTTGCGCGTCACCCCGTTGATGGTGCGCTCGATCAGGGCGTACAGCCGGTCGTAGCCGTCCTCGGTAATCGACGCCACGGCTTTGACCTTGCCGTCAGTCTCCAGCATGGTCCAGCCCCAGACCTGCTGCTCGGCCTCCCAAGTGAAGCACAGCAGCACGCCGTCGTTCCTGACCGCGAAGATCGCTGCGTAAGGCTCTTCGACATAGGCCCAGTCTAAGATGACGTAGCCCTTGAAGAAGTGCGGGCTGAAGATGGAAACGTTGTTGCTCTGGTAGCCGTCGATCTCGAACTGGAAGCCGAGCGTCCTCACCGAGGTGCCCTTGGCCGGGGCGTAGAAGACAATATCGTCCAGAGCGATGGGGTTTAAACGCGACCCGCCCCTGCTGTTCTGGCGCTTGGGCTGGATGGCGGACGGCGTCATCGGCGTGTTCTCGCCGCCACCATTGACGGAGAAGACGGCGTTGGAGGTGAAGACCATGAAGTCTTCCATCGACACCAGCTGGTGCACCGCGTTGACCTTCTCCGCCACGAGCGCGAAGGACAAGGCATCATCCGGCTTGCCGGGGCGAGAGACGTCCATGTTCTCGAAGTCCGCTGGATGTGATCCCCAGACGCCGTTGGGCACGGAGCGCGTGCCTCCAGCCATCAACCGCTGGTCGTGGAACGTCACAGTCGAGGGGTTGTTGCCGTTGGCAAAGGGATCCTCGGCTACTGGCGGGGTGTCGCTCAAGACCGGCTGCAGCTGCGGGTTGCCGTCGATGAACTGAGTGCCATCGGTACCGCCGATATAACCGAAACCCCCGGCCATCTCCTTGTAGACGATGTAGCGTTCCACCCCGGCAGGCATGGCTGCCATGGTCAGCACGTTATTATTGCCGGTAAGGGTCAGATCGTTTTCCAGCTCCAGCACACCCGACGGCCTGCTCTCCTGCATGTTAGCGCCGCCCATGGCGGTGATCTTGTACCTGTAGGTGGTGGCATTGTAGCCTGTCGTGTTGGGTTTGTTGGCGTCGCCTGTGGGCGTGCTGGGCGGCGAAATGGTAGGGCCGAAGACGACGGTCGAGAACAGCCATGACGTGTGATCGGCGCGGGTGGCTTTCCTAAGCGCGTAGTCGAGGTGCGCGAAATAGACGACATCGGCTGTCTGAGCATAGTCCAGTTTGCTCAGCTCGGTGTCTGGAAACGGCGTCACCGCCTTGTACATGCGTGCAGCGCCCATCAGTTCAAATGCCTGTCGCCATAGTCCGGGGTCCAGTCGTCAATGCCGCCAATGTCGGTGCCATTGCCTCCTCCCCCAGTAACCGGCGGGGGCGGGGGCGGGGGCGGCGGCGGAGGCGGAGGCGGTTCCGGCGTCGGCGGAGGAGCCGGGGGGCCTGAGCGCGTGTCGCCGTCCGACGAGATAAAGTCAGTGTAGCCGGAGGTGTTTATATCGAGCCTGACGTGGTCTGCATCGATGACGTCTATCACGACGGCGGACTGGCCATTGAGCTCGGTCATGCCAACGACGCCAGTGAAGTAGATCCGGTCGCTCTCTTCCCACTCGTGGAAAGGCACCTCGATTACCGCCTGCAGCTCCTTGGTGATCGATACTATCTCAAGATCCTGCTCCAGCACGACGCCGCCTTTGGTCAGGAGCCGCATGTTCTCGTCCTCCATCGCCATGATGTAGGACTGCTCCATGTTGTACTGGAAAGGGAAGTAGCGCGTCACCTTGTCGAAATCGTCGACCTCTGCCACCAGCCGAAACCCCGGGCGGAACGCCAGCCCTCCATATCGCTGGATAATGAAATTGCGAACCTTCCTGCTGCCAGCGGCATACTGGCTGGTGTCTATCCTCGCCTGAAGCTCCGGGGCGAGCTCACCTTTGGTAAAATTGGCGAAAGGCAGCGTACTCATGCGCTCGGCCCTAACGGGAAGTAATCCCAGCTGGAGCCGAGCGTGGTTTCTCGCACAAGCTCGCTCTCGCTTGGTGTGCCGCCGTAGCGCTGTCCTCCGGTGTTGAGGTTGGTCGTAATGGCGAGGTTGATCTTGGTAGTGGCATCCTTAGCCAAGGCCTCAGACAGCTTGTAATCCTTGGGCAACTCCAGCGCGAGGCGAGAGGCCAGCATCAGGACCACGATGTCGACGAAGCTGGCAGTGAAGTCTGTCTCGGAGATGGCGAAGGAAGTGTACTCCAACTCTCCTGCCACGTTGGTGAAAATCACCCCGTTATGGTACTGGAATATGGGCTTGCCGTAGGCCATGGCAATCAAGCCAGACAACCCCCGATAGTAGCTGACGCTGGAGGTGCCGTTGAGCAGGGCCATGCTGACCGGGAAGGCCATGTCATCCGGCGCGGCGTAAGCATAGAGCCACTCGTTGCCGCGAGTGTTGGTCACTTCTACCAGCACAGCTCGCTTGGTGGCCAGTCCCCAGTGATGCATCTCCAGCAGCCGCGCGACGATGGGTTTGTACCAGCGCTTGACGCTCTGGGCATTCTGCCCCGGGTCTTCGAGCGAGGAGATCGTCTTGCTCTCCGACACCATGGCCAAGGCCATGTTACC